ACCTTCAACCGAAGGCACTTACACGCTCCGATTTGTGACCCAACAAGCGAGCATGGAAGAACTCCGTCGATTGGTGAACGGTGAATCTCACTAAATATGAAAATCAAATTGTTATCTCAGTACTTGCCGCAGTTATCGGAATCGGAATTGGCGGCTACTTTAATCAACCACAAGTCGTAATAACGACTCCTGCACCTATTGTCAAAGTTGAGCCGACTCCACTCAACCCTCAAGAGGCTCGCCTTGTAGCAAAGAAGAAACTTGCTGACTATGGCTGGACAAACAAGAAAGAGAGGAAATGTCTTAACTGGGTATGGGGTAAAGAATCTGCTTGGAACTATAAAGCCGTTTCTCCAACTAAGGACCACGGAATCCCTCAGCGCAATATGCCAAACCACACAACTACTGAAAAGATTAACTTCCTTAAAGACCCAGTAAAACAAATTGAGTGGGGACTTGGCTATATCGAACACAGATACGGCTCCCCATGTAAGGCAAAATCGTTCAAAGAACGCAACGGCTGGTATTAAACTAAGGTTTAGTTTTTTGAATTATGGAGTCGCTAGGGACTTTTAAGGGATTTATCTTTTAGACTTCCCAGCATGACCACAATCGTTGCTGTCCAATTCGCCGATGGCGTTGTTATGGGTTCTGACTCTCTTGTTACTGCTGAACGAAAGTACAACCATCCAAAGATGGTTAAAGTAACTACAACTGGTCCATACATGATTGCAGGAAGCGGTGAAGTGGCGGCTTGCGACATTGTTCAACATATATGGGAACCGCCTATTCCTACTGTGGCAGATAAGAAAGACCTGTATCACTTTATGATTGCAGTAGTTATTCCTTCTCTTAAAAAGAGTTTTAAAGAGAACGAGTACAAGTGGGATGCCGAAGATGATGAAACTAAGTTTGCTTTCTTGATATCTATTGAGGGCGAAGTCTTTGAAATAAGTGATGATTTATCTGTTTGTCTTGATGCCGCTGGTATCTATGGAGTTGGTTCGGGTTCATCTTTGGCAATAGGAGCACTTAAAGCACAAGCCGATATCCCAACTGCATTACAAATTGCTTCAGAGATAGACCCTTACACCGCGCCGCCATTTACTTTTCATACTCAAAAGAAACCGATTATAAAGAAAAAGGCTGTAAAATAAGTTTATGGCTATCCCATTTATCACTCACGATGTTGCTCGCTCTATCTATGAATACGCTGGCAAAGACGGACTTCCACACTTTGAAGACTTGCCGCCAACTGTGCAGATTTCGTATATTGAAGAAGCAGAAGCCGCCCTTAAGTCTGTTAGCAAACATATTAATTTTCTAGCCACACAAGTAGAACCCTCAGAAATGCAACCTATTGTCGTATCAGTAATGTTGGCGTTATCGGAAACATTAAAACCCAACCATGGTTGATTCGAAAGTTTATCGTTGTAAGTGTGGGGAATGGCTTTATGAAGACCAAGAGTGCACAGTTTGCGACATTTTAGATAATCGTTACAAGAAACAAAAAGGCTGACCTGTAAGTTACTCTTAGTCTTAAGAGAAGGGTCGTTATGGACAACGAAGCAGAAGCACAATTAGACGCAGTCAATAATGCTGTTCAAGGTCTTGCGACCCTTCTCGATAAAGAAGGAGCGATGTGTACTACTTGGCTTTTAGTCAGCGAGTGGATAGACAGCGAAGGCAATTTCTGGTTTAGTACTCACTCAGAGCCCGAGTTACCAATCTGGCGAAAGAATGGAATGTTGCAACACGCCATAGATAGTGGCAGTATGCAGCACTACATAGACCAAGGAGTTCCAAACGATGAAGGCGATAATTCTTAGCCTTGTTACAGGTATTGCAGTTGGTTCAGTCTTTACATTATTAAAGTTTCCAATCCCAGCACCGCCAACCGCCGCCGGAATCGCAGGTGTAGTTGGAGTTTATCTAGGGTTGGTATTAATGACTTTCCTTTGGAAATAATTAATGGGAACAGCAGTCGGCTCAATGTATTCATATCTTCAAACTGGATTTGATGGTAGTTATTTAATTGTTGGCTGGTTGATGTTTGTTGGGCTCATTGGAACAATGTGGCTCGGACGCAATTTGTGAAGTCATCACCGCCTCCTTATCCACCAACAACTGGTTTTGAACCTTGTGCAATAACCGACCCCGAATTATTCTTTCCTGAACGGAATAACAACTTCATAAAGATTACGGAAATCGCTAAAGGACTTTGTCGTACCTGTCCTATACAGTTGGCTTGCCGTTCTTATGCGCTCGGGACAGATGTTGAAGGTATATGGGGCGGCACAGATGAAAAAGAAAGAAAGGTAATACAAAAAAGAGATGAGATTGAGCCTTATAAATTAATGAAGGCTTTCGCTCATTTCTTACCCTAATCGTGCTTCGGCACTATCTCGCTAGAAGAAAAGGAAACAAATGTCCGTACCAGTAACTATCGTTGGCAATTTAACTGCCGATGTTGAACTTAAGTTCACACCACAAGGTAAAGCAGTAGCAAAGTTCTCTGTTGGCACCTCTGAAAGATTTAAAACACCTGAAGGTAATTGGGATTCAAAGAACCCAACCTTTTGGAACATTATTGTTTGGGATAAGCAAGCCGAATATGTAGCCGACTCAATTGGTAAAGGCGATGAAGTAATTGTCTTTGGAAAGGCTTACACAACTTCTTGGGAAGATAAAAAAACAGGAGAGAAGCGTTCTCGAATGGAAGTAACTGCTACAAAGGTAGCCGTTTCATTAGCAAGAGCGGTAGCAAAAGTGGACCGCTATCCTTATCAAAAAGTAGCAAGTAAAGAAGATAATCCTTGGAGTAATGGAGTAACTGTTACAGGTGGCGGTTGGGCAACCACGCCATCAGACGACATTCCGCCCTTTTAAGAAAATTAAATACGGAAGGACTGTTATCCTTTCGTAATATGGAAATCCAATCAGAAGAATTAACCCCCCTCGTGGTCTCGGCAATTAGATTGCACGAAATCTATAAATCGCTACTCGAAGGGGGTTTTTCTTCTGACGAGGCACTATCCTTAATCTCTAAGATGACGAAGCCAAGCGAGTAGGATTTAACTATGCCAAGACCTGACTTAAATGAATTAGGCACTACTGGTCTGCGCCGAAGTGGCGGCTTCATTACTGAAGAATTCCTTAATGCACTTCGAGGTCGCAGAGGACTTCTTGTCTATCGGGAGATGGCAGATAACGACCCTGTTATTGGTTCAATTCTTTATTCAATAGAAAAAGTAATCCTTCGTCTTGAATGGCGTATTGACCCATTTGACGATTCACCTGAAGCAGAAGAATTAGCAAAGTTTGTAGATGAGTGCTTAGAAGATATGAGCGACTCTTGGGACCAAACACTTGCATCAATTCTAACAATGTTAATTTATGGATTCTCATTCCACGAAATTGTTTATAAAAAACGAGGCGGCGATACTGAAGACCCTAAGACTCGTTCAAAACATTCTGACGGAAAGATTGGTTGGCGCAAGTTCCCTGTACGCGCACAAGAAACTTTAAACAACTGGATGATGGACCCAGAAGGCGGTATTCAAGGCTTCCGTCAAATTGACCCAACTGGTGGTGGCTTTAGAGAAATCCCTATGGATAAAGGTTTGTTATTTAGAACAACCGTAAACAAAAACAATCCTGAAGGTCGTTCATTACTTCGTAACTGTTACCGTCCTTGGTATTACAAGCGCCGTATCGAAGAAATTGAAGCAATCGGAATTGAGCGTGACCTTGCTGGACTTCCTGTGGCTAAAGTTCCTCCTGAGTATCTTTCAAGCGGTGCATCAGCGGCACAACAAGCAGTATTAGCAGAGATAACTCAAATCGTTCAGAACATTAAACGAAATGAACAAGAAGGCGTTATCTTCCCAATGATGTATGACGAGAACAATAACGAAATGTTCTCATTAGAACTTTTATCTTCAGGCGGTTCACGACAGTTTGATACAGATAAAATTATTTCTCGTTATGACCAAAGAATTGCTATGTCTGTTCTTTCAGACTTTATTCTTCTTGGTCACGAAAAGGTTGGTTCGTTTGCTTTAGGTTCACAAAAGATGGACTTATGGACAATGAGCGTAGAGGCTATTGCTAAGTCTATTGCTGAGGTTATGAACCAATACGCAATTCCAAGACTTCTAAAGTTAAATGGCATGAATC